TAAACTCAATGTCCTGCCGCCCGTGGAGTCCTGTATGCACACGATGAATCCGCTCTGGCCAACCGTCTCAGTGGACGGGTTAGCCAATGTGACGTTACCTGTGAGCGTCAGGACAAAGTTTTGGTTGGCTGAAAAGTCTAACGTGACGCTTCCTGTATTGGTTGTATCGGTGTCTGTCTTCGCTGTTGCGACAGCGCCAACCGTCAAACCACCTGCCACTGTGACGTTGGTTGTACCTGTGGGTATCTCAATTACGTCTGCGTCGGCATCGTTTTTGATGGTTACATCGTTAGTCGAACCTTGGCCTGTCAAAATCAAACCTTCTGCGGCTGTGAAGCCAATCGCCGCATTGTCTCCAGCGGCTGTGTCGCCACTAGGCTCAAACGTCGTTGCCGCCATCATCAGGTTACAGGTCAAACTGGTATCAGCCGCATGAGTCAAAGTGACATCGTTATCTGCGCCAAACGACAGTACGGCTGAATCAGACTTGAGTTTCAGGTCATTGCCGAGAACAGCATCTTTGGCGACTGAAAGACCACCATCTGTTTGCAGTGATCCATCAGTGGTGCTGGTCGCCTCAGTGGTATCGTCTGTTTTGAGAATGCCACCAGCCGTCAAAGCTCCTGCAACAGTCACGTTTGTTGTTCCGGTTGGGATTTCTATGACATCTGCATCAGCGTCATTTTTGATGGTGACATCGTTCGTAGACCCCTGCCCCGTCAGAATCAAACCTTCAGCAGAAGTGAAACCCATCGCGGCTCCATCCCCTGCCGCTGTGTCACCCGTTGCCTGTACTGTGCCAGCAGAAACTATATCGCTTGCCGCGTTGAATGTGCCAGCAATGTTTAAATCAGTAAGAGCATCTACAACTGCCGCACCGCTACCCGCACCGTCCAGATAAACAATAGAAGTCTTTCCGTTCGGTATAGTGACGGTTGCGCCTGAGCCTTGCTTGATAATGATGTTTTGAGAGCCGCTGGTTGCGTTCTCGATAATGTGGACACGACTCACGGTGTTTGGAGCGATTGTAATCGTACAAGCTGAATCTAATGTTCCTGTGTATTGAACAAACATCGCTCGAACTGGATCGGTCGCACCATCTGCTATCGTGCTGGTATGAGTATCGGCGTTTGTGGTGATACCTTCTGTGCCAAAGCCCAGTGCTTCACCAATCAACTCAAGGCTGGTATTTGTCTTTGTACCCCATGTCCCTGAGTTTTCGCCTGTTGCCATCTCCTCCAATCGGAGGTCATTTACAAAGGTACTAGCCATGTGTGTTCCTCATAAAGTTCAGTTGCACTTTTATGCCGCAATCTCACTCCAGTCAGGTGTTTGCGTTGTGCTTATATCTGTATAGTTCGGTGTTTGGGTAGTCACTAATTCACTCCAAACAAAAACTCCTCCCTGACTTGATGTCAGTTCAGTTCCTGTAACACTGGCCCCTGCTCCTGCTCTTCCTGTCACTGAACCTGCTGATATGGTAGCAGAAGCGCCCGTCAAAGATAGATTGCAGTCAGCGGTTACTGACTCATCCCCTTGGGATGCAGTCAAAGATATACCCGTGATTACTTGCGTCGATCCCGCTGTGACCGACTCATTGCCTTGGGACGACGTAAGCCCGATACCCGTGACAGTCATCGATGCTTCTGCTCTTGCTGTCTCGTCTCCTTGAGAAAGGGTTAGTGCAACGCCAGTAACAGAAACGACCAAGTCTTCGTTCCATGCGGCCTCACCCCATGTACCCCGACCCCATCCATTGATATTACTGGCTGACATAATTCATACCTAAGCTATTCGGATAATAGCGTTGGACGTATCTGCCGCTGGGAACTGAATGGTAAAGTCCCCTGTCGTTGCGGTTTTGTCTGCACCGAAATCAAGCACCATAATCGCTTTGTTTGACGCACTGGTGTTATACAGAAGAGCGCCTCTCGCTGTTAACGAAACATTAGAGAATGTTAGGTCTACAAAATCTGCGATAGCTGTCGTGCTGGAAGCGGTTGGCGTTACATTGGTTAATGCATTACCTCCTCCTGTGTAATTAGTGCTTGTTGTTGTTACTTCGTGAGTGTTTGTTGGATCTGCCGTTGCATCCGATGGTGCAGTATATGCTGTAGTCGACGCACTCAAAGTTGCACTTGAAGTGAACAGAGCCGCCTTGATGCTGTGTTGACCATTCGTAAGGTTATGTGTCCCAGTCAACAACTCAACCTTAAATGATGTACAGATTGCCTGAGAAATTGCCATATCTATAACCCCTTTATAATTTTTGCCATGTCTTCATGGCCTTGTTTTGCAAACAAATTATACAGTGTGGTCCGCTCTGAAATCATGGCCCTTGTGAACGCCTCTATCAAAGTGAGCCTTATCTGCTCTTTATACGCCAACGCTTGTTGCTGGATGACAGGATTAACCTTGTCACCGATAGATATAATTTTATCCACAGTCATGTCCGCAAACTCTTCTGGTGTATGCCCTCTGCTTTCCGTGGTAACAACTGTTACTTTTGGTACAGGCATACCTAAGCCTTCTGTCATCATTGCGCTACTACCCTCGACTCGCCGTTGCGATAACTATCGGATCTGTTCAATCCTTTGCCTAAATTATAAAGTTGCGCGACTGCCTCTTCGTATCTTTTCCCGTACAGGTTGATTAGGTCAGGCTCTCCCTTCATAAACGAATACGCCTCAAGCAGAGTGCCATACAGCAACACTGTTTCTGCGTTGTCTCCTAGCCAGCTTGTAGCACTGGTCACGATAGATGGTGGATCATAGTAGTAGTGAAGTTGCACCGTGTAATTGGCATTCGGTGTAGGGGCAACAATGAAGCTCTCATCATTGAATATCGCGTAATAAACAGGAGTCCCTGTTGTTGTGGTCTGAGGGTAAGCCTCTCTTAAAAAGTTGACATCCTTCGGGAGCAGAAATTGGTACTTGCTAGAACTATCTACAACAGCAAAAGAAAACACCGCAAGGAAATCACTGGGGGTGTTAACGAATCGATTACTTGAAGTAGTGGTCCCTGTGACGTTTCGACGTAAGTCGGGTATCAAGACAGATCGGTTGATTCGCTCCTCTGCCTGACGAACAAAGGTCGGGATTTGTGAAACAAAAGTTGTCTCATCGTTCTCCGTATAATCCTTTACCGCTTGGGTCAGCTCCGTGTAGTTCATACTATTCCTGATACAAGTTATCAAAAGTAATTGCAGGGTCAGTATAACTAGAGTGTCCTTCGGCAGAATGAAGATACTGACTAGGTGCGAAATCAGGCGCCCCCTCTCCAGTCCTCCATAGTGCAGGAGATGTTGCTCTAACCCTGTTATTAGGCAACGCTACGATATTACCCTCCCACGGACCCTCTGTTAAGTACATCACATGAGACTGCTTATGCTGATCGGCTGAGTCAGCTATTTCATTTTCTGTGTAATCGACAGTAAACATATATCGTGAGTTATAAAACTCACCATCTATTTTTGCTATCCACGGGCTTGAGCTGACTCGGTCCATAACTATCACCGAATGATTTCTGGACTCGCAGTCCCAAGGCTGACACAGATGATCTTCCATTCTTTCAGGCCACTCTTCTAAAGGTATGTCTGCAACCAATGCCTCTATCGGCATTCTTGCCCACATAGCTCCGCCGTGAATATTTTCATCAATCCCTGATTCAGGATCATCTATTTCACAGCCTGTAAAAACAACCTGAAAAGTCAAAGACCTGTCAGGGATAGTATTCACAGCAAACGCCAAGGCGTGTAGAAACTGTCCATGATACTGCTGATGATTGCAGGTGAACTCCCTGCGAACCCAGCATTTGAATGACGGACAATTTGATATCAAATAGGACATCAACTGCTCCGACTATATCTTCCGCCCTTGGTCGCCGCACCCATGCCGCGAGATACGCCACCTCTAGACATGCCTTTGGTTCTTTTCATTTTACCGCCAGCTTGATAGCCCTTGGACTTCTTCATAGCTCCACCACCAACTTTTTTGGTAGCTCCACCTTTCGCCATACCCTTGGTCTTTTTCATCATGCCGCCAATCTGTTTTTTGGCAACACCACCCTTGGCCATCCCTTTAGTTTTTTTCATAGCCATAGCGCCACCAGCTTGCTTTTTAGCCGCCCCGCCTTTTGCCATGCCCTTGGTTTTTTTCATAGCCATAGCGCCGCCAACCTTTTTCTTGGTGACGCCACCTTTAGACATACCCTTGGCCTTTTTCATTTGACCACCTTTCTGCATCTTACCCTTGCCGTCCATAGCAAATGCTGGAATCATTTTGCCCGTCTTTGGATCTTTCTTCATCGGCATCTTAGCCATAATAGTTACTCCTTTGTTAAGTGATACTAATCGTTACAGTGCCTACTGACACACTAAGCCCAGCAGGTGAACCCTGCGGATCAAGAGTATCTTGATTCAAGTTCGGAAAAGAAACAATTAAAGAATCTTTGGCTCTATCGGGTCTCGGATTCAGTAATGATTGTGGATCACTAATGGCGACCCTTCCCAAAAAATTCTGTGGATGGTCTGGATCAACAACGTCTTTCCCCACCCTGAATCCCGTTGGGATACCGTTACGCATCTCTGTCACCAACTGATTGAGAGGGTAACGAAATCCTGTGCGGTCACAGAATCCAAATGCTTTACTTGCCTTGGCGTATTTCATCCTCCAGCACCATAGAATGTATTGAATGGCACGAATGATATCGTTGATGTATCTCGGTCTTCTCCAGCCGCTAACTCAAACTGGAATTCATATTCTTGTTTTAACGC